TCCCGCACGGAGACGCCAAGCCGCGCGAAGGCGGCAAGCGCCGTCTGCGACCCCTCGCCCGCCTCGCCCAGCGTGCGCGTCAGCCGCTGCAAGCCCGTTTCCAGCTGGCCCGTGGAAACGCCGGCCTGTGCCGCCGCGAAGCGCAGGATCTGCAGGCCCTCGACCGACACGCCAGCCTGCTCAGCGAGCTCGCCCAGACCGCCTGCGGCGTTGAGCGCAGAACGTGTCATGCCGATCATGCCGCCAATAGAAAGCGCAGCTGCCAGCGGCGCGAAGGCGGTGCGCAGCGAGCTCGCTGCAGCGCCCAGCGTATTGAACGCAGCGCTGGTCCTGTCTGTCTGCGCGCGGATCGCCGTCAGGCTACGCTCGAACTGCTGCTGTGCCGTCTGCACAGACCTACGCGCAGCAGTGAGCGCATTCTGCCACGCAGCAGTCTCGAGCTCGAGATCTGCGCGCAGACCGCCGATGCGCGTCGAGGCGCTCATCCGCTATCCGCCTTCGCAGCACGAGGGAACATGCCCATCACTGCTTTGATCTTGGAAGTGACGTCTGACGCTTGCGCTGCAGGAGATTTGCGCGCGAGCAGGCTGCCAAGATCAGGGAGCTTCTTCGTGCGCGCGAATGCTTCCACATGCCACGCAGCGAACACTGCGAGATCATACTGCATGCGCTGTGCATCCTTCTCAGCATCCATCAGAGTTGACAGTTGCCAAGGTGTCATACTCCAGAACTCCGATGGCCTTATACCGCAGCGGTGCGCAGCGCGGAAAGCATTGAGCACTACATCTCCCTTTGATGGTCCGCTGCGGCCTGAGGAGGGTTTGCTGGCTGCTCTCCTTCCGAGCCAGTCAGCGCGTAAGCGATCGCGCGCATAATCGCGTTGATGGCAGGAATGAACGGCGGAGAGAGATCCAGGATGCGCTCTGTCGTCATCTCAGGGTGATGACGCGCAAGCCCGATCGCCAGGATCTCCGCTAGCCGTTCTGGCTCGTATGGGGTGAGGTTGTCCATGCCAGTGAAGCCAGCCTTGCCCAGCATGGAGAACGCGCGCCAGTCATAAACGAGCGTGAACTGTCGCTCGCCAAGCGTGACGCGCGCCTCGCCAGCGTGCGGTGCATCCATCACATGTCACCCCAGATCACTTCACCAGTGATGCGCAGGGTGACGCTTGCTGTCACCTTGTCGTCCACCGCGCCCGAGATGCTGAAGCCCTGCACATAGGCATCGAAGGTCAGCTGGGTGTTGGAGGTGTCCGACAGATACAGCAGGAAGGTGGTCGGCACCGACAGGACCTCCTGACGCTTGCGGAGGAAAACCTGACCGACATCGCCAGGCTTGAACTGCAACTCCGCAGTGACGGTGCCGCTGTCCTTCAGGCCCATGACGAACTCGCGCGCCGAGCTGCCGAGATGCGTTACATCGATCTCGCTGGCCGAACCGCCAGGTCCGTTGAAGTCGGTCAGCTCACCGATCAGCGCGGACAGAGTGAACGTCGAAGCAGTCGGCGTCCCGATCGCCGCCGGCGCAGGCGACACTGTGATGGCGGTGGCAGTCACAGCGGTGATCGTGAACGTCGTGTTGGTGTTGCCAGGCGCGTTGGTCGTGAACGTCATCCCGACGAGAAAGCCATCGGTGATGAAGCTGCCAGCAGAACGCACGAACTGAGCAGGGCTGACCGTCGCAGTGATAGTCACATTGCGGACGAGACGCCCAGTGAGCGAAGTCCCTTGTGCAGTGAACGCCATGATGCTCTACTCCTCTATGTGGTGGATGAAGTAGTCCTGCGAGACGCGGAACAGAGCCTGCGGCTCTATGTCCGGCTCATGCAGATCCTGATCAGTGATGAGGGAGATGCCTTCAATCCGGCACGACCATCCGCTCCCGGAAATGGTCCCGCGATAGCCGTCGAGCCGAATGCGAATCGCTTCAGCGACTGCTCGCACATCAGCATAGTTGTTGGCATAAATGTCAATCTGAAATCGCGCCGACACAAGGCCGCTCGGTCCGAGTGTATCTCGCGCGCGGACCGCGCTGACGCGTGAATAGGTGGCATATGGCAGCTGAACACGCGCAGGCGCAGCGACTGGATAGAGACGATTGCCGAGAGCAGCAATCGGCAAGCCTGTCGTCAGCCGAGCGAACAGTGCGCGCTCTACGCTCATCGCCGTTGGCGCGCCAGGCGCGACGCCTCCTGCTCAAGGCTCTTGCCGATGCGCTGCGCGAGATAAGGCAGCAGTCGCGGCGAGATCGTATCCCATGCAGGGCGGAAGAACGGTCGCGGAGGCATTGCTTTGACTTCGCGGCCGAAGACAACCTTGCCGTTGCTGAGCACCTTCTTCCATTTCACGACCACCTTGCTACGACCATATTCGACCCACCGCGCCCAGAATGCATTGCCTGTGTGAACAACCACAGAGAAGCGTTGCGCGCTGGGCGCTGGTGTGATGCGGATGTTCTGGTGAAGGCGGCCATATCTCGGATGGGCTTCACCTTTGCCGCGCGGCGCTGCACGCCGAACCTCGCGCTGAACAATACGCGCCACAGCCGACATTGAGTTGCGGACAACGCGGCGCTGCGACGATTCGGACAACTTGCGCAGCGCTGCGTCCAGTTCGCGCGCACCTTCGATTTTGATGGCGCGCCTCATGGCTGCTGCCCAGAGCACATAAGATCGAGCCCCTCGCGGCGGCCGACCTCGAGGACAGATTGGATATCCCAGATGCGGCCGCTATGCACGACGCGCATGCCGGAAGACACATTGTCTCGCCACCTGATGCGGATCATGGCGTCGTGCTCCGGCTGCTCGGCGCCAGCGCTGTATCGCTCCTGGCCGCGCAGCGGCGTGATCTGCGCCCAGACTTCTGCGACCTGCGTCCACACGATGGCCTCCGAACCATCCTGTCCACGCGTGACGGTGCGCGATTCGAGCGTAACACGGCGGTCCATGCTTCCTGCCCGGATCATCCTAACACCATCCAGCAGGGCGCATCATACGGTGAGGACTCGCATCGCGTCAACAGCCTCCTGGTATGCAAGAGGCAGCTGTGTCGCTATGGTGCCAGTGACGACAGCCTCCCTGTTTGCATACATGTGGCCGACATGGAGAAGTATGGCCTGCTTGATGAGGTGATGAAGTTGGCTGACGGTGTATCCGGCATCATAGCGGATGCGGAAGGGCATCGGTGCAAGTTCACCTTCGACATCCGGCCAATCCAAGACAGGATATACCACACTCTCATCGCCAGCGATGTAAGCCCAATCGGAAGTCGGGATGTAGTAAGGCCCAGTAGTTTTCTGAACGATGACGTGCTGGACAAGGTTCAGCGGAGGGAGTGGCAGCTTGATCTGTGTGGTAGTTCGCGCAGGATAATCTTCGAGCATCATGAGAAAAGTCTTGGACTTGACGGAACGCTTCAGCAACCCACTGGTGCCATCAAGCGCAGCAGTCGCAGCCTCGATATACGAAGTGATGAGGCTATCATCAGCGTTGGTGTCAACGCGCAGATGCGCCTTCACGTCACTGAGTTGGACGATCGGGGTGCTAAGCTCGGACTCCTTGACAAGCCAGTATCTCATCACAGCTTGCTCATGGGAAGCAGGCAGCAGCGCCGCCGGAGGAAAGCGACGCTGCTGCCATCACTCAGGCGACCGGCTGCTGGGCGAGGCGGCCGCGCAGGATCGCAGCCGAATAGGCGACCGAGGTGCCCGAGTTGAGCGTGCCAACCGCGCGGAGGTAGCGGCGGTGGCCACGGTATCCGACGATGAACACGCTGTTCTGCACGAGCGGGCTCGGGAAGGCAGCGCTCAGCTTGTCCGCAGGGACATCAGACCAGCTGCTGCCGTCGGCGCTGTCCTGCAGCTTGGGCGTGACATTGCCTGCGCCGACGACAGCACCGACAGCGAACACCACTGCTGCGCTGTTCGAGCCGCGCAGATCCACAGTCTCGCCATTGACGGAGGCGCTGTGGACTGCAGGGCGAATGCTCTCGGCGACCTCGAGCGAAGGCGCCAGATCACGTGCATTGGACATATGGGGTCTCTCCCTCCTTCCTCATCAGGTGCCGAAGCGGATGAACTTGATGGCCTCGAAGTTGAGCACAGCACCGCCGACGCGGCGGAACACGTGGAACTTCACGAAGCCAGGCAGCGTGATGTCGTCGCGGATGATGCGGTTGCCAAACCGATCCACGATCTGGTAGGCCGCGCTGAAGTTGCCGAACGCCAGCGACAGCGAGCCAGCGCCGAGCGAGGGCATGGCTTCTGCCTTGGTGATCGGATAGCCGAGCAGCGTGGACGGCTGGCCAGCCTGAAGGCCAGGCTGCCAGATGTAGGCATTGCTGGTGGACTCCTTGAACTTGCGGATCGTGGTGATCACGCTCTGCAGAGTCACCCACCGCGCGCCAGCGCGGTATTCGTCCTTCAGCGAATCCGAGATGTCGAACAGGATGTCCGAAGGATTGGTGTTGGCGAACGCGCCATTCACGCCGGTGTTGAAGTGCTGAAGCGTTCCCCACGCACGCGACCCATCGCCGGTAGTGGCAGTCGGATAGGTGGCGAAGCCACGCGGCTTGGCGATGCCATCGCCGGTGACGAAGGCGACGCCTTCTGCGCGCGCGAACCGCTCGGAAGCCTTGTTGATCAGCCACGCCTCGACATCCACCGCCGCATCATCGAGCAGCTTGCGGGTTGTCCTCGGATAGGCATACATCTCCTCAGCCTGGATCCGCCACTGGCCGAGACGCGGCGTGGAGGTCTCCGAGCGAGTGTCCGTCTCGCCGACCCATGCGAAGCCTGCTTCCTCGTTGTCGTTCAGGCCTTCCAGCGCATCGGTGCTGATGGACTGAACGTTGGCGATGGACCGGATCGGCGACAGCTCGTAGACCTTCTGGATGATGCGGCCAGAAGTGTCTGCCGGCACCAGATAGCCGCCATCCGGGTCGGAGCCGACCGACATGGCCTTGCGCTCAGCGTCATAGAACGCATTCTGCCCCTTGCGCAGATAGGCCTGGAAGCCCTGCTTGTAGGCGAGAGCCTCATCCTCGCTGACATCCGCGACGATGCGCCCACGCTCTGCAGCGAAGATGCGCAGATCGCGGTTGAAGGCCTTGATGTCGAGAGGCTTGGCGCCGCTGTTGTTGCCAGCCAGCGCGCTGCGCTCGAGACGCTTCTCGAGGGCATCGGCGCGCTTCGCCTGCGCCTCCAGCGATTCCTTCAGCGTGTCGAGCCGATCGAGCTCGGCATCGATGCGGTTGATCTTCTCGGTGATGACGACGTCAGCCTTCTTCTTCAGCGACTCGTCCACCGTTGCCTTGAACTCGGCGAAAGCCTTTCCGAGCTCATTGATGGTCTGGTCAAGGTCCATCTCAAGTGATCCCTGTCCGGAGTGTGGCGATAAGCCGCTGCAAAGCAGCAGCCGGTTCATCGGCTTCCTCTTCAGCATCACGCAGAGAGATTGCCTTGAAGCCCTTGGCCAGAATGGCCTTGGCTTCGCTGCGAGAGAAGCCGGCATCACGCAGGCCCTTCTCAGCATCGGTGATCGTCAAGCCACTCTTCACCCGCGCGACATTCGCCTTGGGATTCATCGGGAGCGTGACGACAGATATCTCGATGAGGTCAACTTCCTTGATGCGGCGGATGCGCCCGTTGCGCTCGAACGCCGCGCCACCATCCGGGATGCGATAGCCGATGCTCAGGCCGCGCAGCGCGCCTTCCTTCATGAGGGCATGAACATCGCGCGCCTTGCCGACATCAAGGATCAGCTGGCCACGAACCATCAGGCCGCGATCGTCCTCCCTGATCTCAAGCCATTTGCCGATCGGCGGCTGGCGCGAATCATGTCCCCAGAGCATGGGGATGTCCGATGGCTTCGACTTGGACAGCGTCTGGCGAAAAGCGCCATTCTCGATGATGTCACCGCCATGGTCAACGTTGCCGAACGTGGAGCCATAGCCGACGAATTCCCCACGCGCAGCAGCGTCATCGCTGGCGAACTTGAACTCAGCAGCGGTGTCGAACTGGTCAGCCACAGGCATGGTCTCCCAAGCGTATCGTTACCTCATGTTGCTTTGGCGCGCTAGGATTTTTCTGCACTCGTGGATTGCTCGCCTGGCGCCGCCATGTTCAGGGGTGCGAGCGGATCACTAAGGCCATCGATCGGGTCGAGCTCCTCCCACTCGCGCGCCTCGTTGCGTGTCAGCCAGCCTGCGCTGATGCCACTCTGATAGAAGGCAGAGCGATCCTTGGCGGCACCGCGCATCAGCTCGCCATCGATGAACTTGACATAGTAGCCTTGCGCGCGCTCTTGTGGTGTAATCAGGGAGCGCATGAAGGCTGCCTCGAACCTTCGGTGCCATGGACGGATTGTGTGAACAGCATGAGCAAGGAACATCTGCTCAGCGCTGGCGTAGGTGGCAGTCTTGTCTGCATGACCGACCATGATCGGCATAACGCCGAAGGCGCGGCAGATCTCCTCCACTTGATACTTGCGTGTCTCCAGATGCTGCGCGTCAACGCCGCTCATGGAAAGAGGAAGCCACCGAGCGCCACGATCGAGGATCAGTGGCGTGCCGACATTCATCGTGCCAGCGAGCTCCTTGGTGAGCATATCACGCAGTTTGTTGTGCTGGTCAAGTGTCAAAGTCCCTTCGACACTCCATGCGCCGCTCGGCGAAACGCCATTCCTGTGAAGTCGCGCATGGCTCTCCTCCAGGGCCATGGACAGTCCAATAGCATCACGCGCCAGCCGGATAAACTCAAAACCGCTGTAGCCGTTCCAGGAAGGCCCACGGATATGCATGACACGATCAGCCGGCAGCACAACAGACGCGCTGCCAAGCGGTGTGTAGGTATAGACGAGCGACGTGTCGGCCTGCTGCTCAACCTTCATCCTGTTCGGCATGATCGGAAGCAGCTCGGTGATGCGATCGCCAACAAACGTCTTGTATGCGTAAGCGTTGCCTGTCAGCACCACATGGAGCGCGAGCATCGTGCGGAACTCGATGCTGTCCTGCCACTCGTTGGGCTGGTATGCAAGAAGGTCGTAGGCTGGATGATCAACCGCAGCGCGGCGAGCGCCTGATGCTTCGTTCTTGCGGAAAAGCCGCAGCGGGACAGTAGCAACACCATCAGCAATCACCATCGCACAGCGAAGAACTGCAGTTACCTCCATCGCTGTGTTAGCGTTCACTGACTTGCCAGTGGCAGTGCCATATGTGCCGAGCGAAAGGAACGGCGAAATTGGATCGCTGAGGGTGAAGGATTTGCGCAGTGCAGAGAAGGCACGAACGATGATGTTCGGCATCAGGCTGCCTCCTCCCACCAGGACCGGCCACCAGAAGAGCCTTCGCTCGCGGCACCTATCGCCATCGCAGACGCGACGAGCGCATCGATGCGAGCAGTGGCCTTGCGCTTGCTAAACCACGAATTGCCGAATGGGTCTCCCTCGATCGTCGCACTCATGAACGCGGAGATAAGCGGCGGCGAGCGCCTGATGCGAATGCGCCGCTCAAGAACAAGATCCTCCAGCAGCTTCTTGCTGCCAGGCATCCACAGCCCGGTCGCACCACGCTTCTTGCCGCCCTGCGGATGCTCTGCCATCTGCACCGTGACGCCAAAGCGATCAAGCTCGGGCTCAAGGTTCCGCCGAAAGCCATACGCGTCATACGCAAGCTGCTGGACATCGAAGATGCCTGTCGCCTCAGAGATGCGCGCTGCAACGAAGTCCATCCCAATCAGCCTGCCAGGGGTCGTCTCCAGCCAGCCATCCGCCTCCCACAAATCATATGGGGTCTGATCGCGCAGAGCCCGCTGCGCGAGGGTGTCCGCAGGAGTCCAGCAGTCAACCCACAGCGCATAACGCTGCCGACCCTTCTCATCAACACCATCATGCGCGACATATGCCAGGGCAGTGATGTCCTGAGACGCCGAAAGGTCCAAGCCAAGCCAAACCTTCTCGCCGCTGAACTCCGCAGGATCAAAGTCATCCAGGCAGGCTTCAAGCGCAGGCCTGCTCATCCAGGCAGTGTCGGAGTCGGTCCACACACAGAAGTGCAACCGCAGGATGTTGTTCAGCTTGCCTGGAATTGCCTTAGCCTGCTCAACGACCAGCCGCAGATAGTCCTCTGTGACGGTTGTGCCGAGCAGGGGATTCGCCTTCACCCAGCAAGACGGATCCTCCAGCGGATCGTCACCCTTGTCCAGCGCGCAAACATAGGCGAAGGTGGTGTCATCAATTACCTCCCCAACAAAGGTGAACTGATCATCAGGCTCGCGCGTTCCAGCAGCCACCCGCACCGCATGCTGGTGCTCCTGCCAGCAGATGCTCTTGCGGTCTGAACCGCTGTTCGTGGCCATCACCATCAGCGGCTGACGGCGGAACTTGAACCCGCGCTCCATCATGTCGAGCATCATGCCATTGCGGTGCTCATGAACTTCGTCCAGCAAGGCGCAGGATGGGCGCGGACCAGACTGGCCATCGTCGCTGCTGATCGGGCGGAAGAACGACCCTGTGCGCAGATCGCTTAGGTTCCATGTTGGGTTCACGCCTGATGGTGTGAGGCGACGGCTCAACGCAGGGCTCATGCCGAACATAGCCACAGCATCGCGGAACAGGACCATGGCCTGGTCCTTCTTGGACGCCGCAGCATACACCTCAGCGCGCGGTTCCTTGTCTGCGAGCAGGCACCACATCCCGATGCCAGCCATCATCGGCGATTTGCCCTGGCCCTTCGCCATCTCGAGGTATGCGCGCCGAAAGCGCCGCACCACACCATCAGCAGTGCTACGCTTCCACCCGAAGATCGAACCGATGATGAACTGCTGCGCCTCGTGCAGCTCGAATGGCTGGCCTTCGAACTGGCCGCCATTTAGCCGCAGCACATCGCGGAAGAAGCCGATGACGCGCTGCGCTTCATCCACATCAAAGAACAGGCCGCGCCTAGCGCCGCGCTGAAGGTCGAGCAGATGGCGCTTAGCAGCGTTGCGGACATGCGGCCCAGCGACAACCTTGCCATCCGCCACGCGCATAGCGTAGGCGGTGACAGGGTCTGCCGCGATGGACGCACGCTTGGCCATCAGGTGAAGTAGGACTCCGCGTCGTCCTTCGCCTTGGGCACGACACGCGTGACACGCGACCGCGCGGTCGGCGTCAGGCCGAACTCGATGAGGTAGTTGCGCAGCATCAGCTCAGCACGCTCGCGAAGGCGCACCTGCGGTCGAACACGGATCATCGTGTCGCCATTGCGCGTCACTGTGTTGTAGGTGCGGCCATTGGCTTGGATGTCCTCGTCGAGATCGTCCACCTCGGCCTTCTGCTTGGCCAGCCGCAGCAGCGCAGCACCATCGCTGGTGCTGAGGATGCCCATGGTGTTGGCGTGATGGGCGAAGTGATCCCACGCCGCCGACACCTTCGGCGACAGGCCAGCAGGCTTCTCAGGGATGCCAGGCACCGCCCCAGGCTCCATGGCGAGCGCCGATTTGTCGAGCTTGCCCTTGGCCACGCGCTCTGCGATCGGCGCAGGCCGGTAGCCGGAGTTGCGCTGATGGGTGGGGGAAGAGTTGTTCGCTACGACACGCGTCATGATGCCATCTGCCCTTTATTCGGAGTTGCGAATATATGCCCGAGATCGCATGTTGTGCGCGGTTGGCCAGGGTCCGGCTTGTCCAAGCGAGCCCAAAGATTCGACCCGCCCCCCGCCAGCTGGCCAGCCATCCGCCCCAACAGCAACACGGTGCGGCGCACGCTTCTCGACGTGGCGAGCGTTATCGCACGCACGACAGAGGGTGCGGAGGTTGTCTGGCACGTCTTGGCCACCTGCCTTTCTCGGCACGATGTGATCTACCACCACACCACGCGCGCCACAAACGACACAGGAATGGCCATCACGCAGCAGCACAGCATTGCGCAGCCGACGCCACACATCGCCGAGATAGAACCGATCACCAGGCATCGGCCACCTTATCGCGCGGGCAGCACTCCAAGAAAAGCAAAATGCATGGCCACACAGCAGCACGCCACGCCACACAGCAGCAAAACTGACTGCGCAAGCGTCGAAGCCGCAGCAGGCTCCAGATCGGATCCTCTCCCCAATTCCCCCCCCTTTTTCGAAAAATACATTTATTTCCTTTTCGTTTTTATTGCTTCTCGCGCGTAAGGTGAAAATAGGAGAAAAAATGGATCTGGATCCTAGCCGCAAAACGTCAGTTTATTCCAGCCAACCCAATGTATATCCTCATGATTCTGGCGATACTGTCTCTGCAGGGCTTCACCTCAAGGATCGAAACGGAAGGGTCGGACAGTGGGATGCCTGCGAGCAGACACGAAATCTTGAACCCTGGCAGCACAGCGACGCGGCCGTATGCTGGCCTCCAAAACTGACTTCCGATCTGGGCCTGGTCGGCGTCTTGATCGTGGCTTGCTGGGTCGTGTTCATCGCCCAGAACAATCACGCTGGCTTCCTGCTCGACCGCATCAACCCCAGGCGCAACCTGAGAAGTCGCCGTAGGGCCGAAATAATGGGATTCTAGGCCGGTCCCCGGTTCCGCCGCCCCAGCCCTACCGCCCCCATCCGGAGACCCAGGCCGTTGCCCACCGCTGCCCAGCCCTACCAATTTTTCGGCCAGCCCTAGGCGCCTAGGCTTGGGGACGGATACCACAACCGCGCTCGCTCGCCCCCGCTGCCAAGCGGCCTGGTGCCAGCCGACCTGGACAGCGCGCACCCGCGCCTTCAGCAGACCTGTGAACGTCAGGCTGCCGATCTTCAGCTCAGTGGGGATCGCCACATCGCGCATCTTGTCCACGCCTGGCGATATCCATGTCAGGCAGTCTGGAAAGCCCTGTGTGCTGCCACGCGTGATCTCGACCCAGTCAACAGCCCCGAGGTTCATCTTCCGCCATGCACCGCGCAGGACGCCTTCGCTCATTCCTGTGCCTCCTGCGCCCTGATCTCGTCCGCGAACTTCATGGCCTGGCGCTTTGTGTCGAAGCGGCCGATGATCACCTTGCCGCGCCACACCTGCCACTCGTTCCACACCACATATCCTTCATCGCGTGCTATGGCGACGCGCTCTCGCTGCCTGATCTTGATGTCACCCTTCTTGCTCATTGCTTGCCTCCAGCACGCATCAGCTCATACGTCACGACGTCCTTGTGCAGCTGCATCTCGCGCCTGCTCATGCGCGCTGGTATGCGGAAGCGGTCCTCCAGAAGTTCCTTCGCGCGCATCAGGAGCGAATGCGCGTCATACTTCGGCTTCTTCACCTCATACCACAGGCCGAGCTCTGCGGCTTCTTCCATGTCAGGGTTCATCAGCCTCTCCTTCACAGCTTCTCTCTGGCGATGCGGTCCAGGATCGCGCGCTGCTTGTCTGTGACTCGCTTCCAGTCGCGGGCGATGATGTCCTGCAGGAATCCCTTCTCCCACTGTGTAAGTTCCTCGCAGTTGTCCAGCAGATAGGCTGCCTCCTGCTTTGGGGTGCTGTTCGATAGCGGCTTCTGCACCTTTGCGTATGCGCGCTCGCGCACATCCTCCTGCTCAGCCTCGTCCCGTTCCTTCAGCATGCGCCGCAGTGATGCGTTCTCTGCAGTCAGCGCTGCCACCTGCGAAGCCATACCTGCAAGCTGCGCGCGCAGCTGGAATGCCTCGCTAGCGTTGTCGCTGCTGCCGAGTTGCAGATCTTCCGGGCGGCGTCCCTTCTTGGCCAGCAGCTTCACCACCATTCGCGCTGCGGTGAGTGCCTCGCCGTCATGATCGCTGGCCAGCCGCGCCAGCACGCCTTGAAGCGCCGTCTCGCTCATGTCACATCTCCGATTCACTGAACCCGGCAGGGTTGATCAGCGCGCTGCGTATCATCTCGTTCTCCTCATTCTCGGTTGCTGCGCGCTCTAGGGCTGCTGCGAGCGCGTCATTGATTATGGCGTATTGCATGCGCTGGCCGATCTTGATGCGGCGCTTGAATACGCGCACCCCCACATCCGTCATCGCCTTGCGCAGTTCATAGTCGCTGTCGAACACCCTGCCCTGGACTGCGTTGCGCACCGCACTGACCACAGCCTTCATGGCGTAGGCAGCTGGCTTGCTCTCCGCTGCTAGCACTGATGCGAGCTCGGCGGCTTCGCGCTGCCCCTCGCTGCGGCTGCCCTCAATCAGCTCCCGCTTGCGCGATGTCATCGGCGCACGCTCACCACCCATCACATAGTTGTCGAACTTCTCTGCCCAGTGCCGGATAATGGACAGGCCTCCACCAGCAAGCCATGCCCTCAGCATCGCGAACTGCTCGCGCGGCCACCGCACCTCAGTCACCTCCGGATACAGCCACCTCCGATCATCCTCTTCCATTCGCAGGGCTCGCATCGAGTTGGACGACGCCACAATATGAGCGAAGTTCTCCAGCGTGTAGCGGCGCTGAAACTTCTGGTTGACCTGCACCTCAGCGTCTGTGATCAGGCTCTTCAGCTTGTTGTATGCCTTCCAGCTGTGGCCGCTGTAGATCTCGTTCACGATGATGAGGCGACGATTGGCTACCCAGTCGTTGAACTCGCTGTTCACGATGTCGCCTTCGCTCGGCCACGACACATTGTTGTAGCCGACCAGTGGTGCGAGCACATTACTGGCTAGCGTCGTCTTGCCGACTCCCTGCGTCTCGCTGACTAGCAGCAGCCCATACTCCATGCGGATGTCAGGCCGCGCGATCAGCGTCGCGCACCAGCGCGCGATCTCGTCGCGTTCATCCGCGTTGGGGAACATGTAGTCCAGGAACCTCAGCCACGGCGATGGGTCGCCTGCGATGGACCGGATTGTGGTCGGCACATGCAGGTTGATTGCTGTGCTGCCCTTGTCGCTGATCACGAAGTGCTCTATGTCCGGCCGATAGCACAGCCGCGTTGTCCTGCCGCGATATGCCTTCACGATCAGCCTACTGGTCTCGCTGCTGTCGCTGAACGAGGCCAGCATCTTGTTCAGGATGGACTCGGTGCGCAGGATCTCGGGCATCTCTGCGCACACAAACAGATCGGCTTCTTCCACGTAGCGGAACAGATCCTTGGCGTGCTCACGCAGCACCGGCGTCGAGCGTGACTTGCTCACCTGCACGAGATCTGTCATCCACGTCGCAGGCTGCAGCGTGGACCGGAACGATGGCCCTACATACACGCGTCTGCCCTCGATCTCGGCGAACATGGACTCAGGGAACTCGTCCGCCAGATCGAACGACACCGGCCACTCATCAGTGAACTGCACATGGAAGGAAAGCATGTCAATCTCCTTCGCGATGCGCGGCACAGCAGCACGGCCATAGGTGTCGTTGTCGGCGACGATGAAGGCTCGCTTGATACCCAGACGCTTGAGCGACTTCCAGTCAGTGCGCCGAGGGTTCATCGCGCCACCGATCCACCCGACATGAGCGCACCCCTTCAGCGCATCATGCCAAGGGTGCTCTTGCGCATTCTCGCTGCGCAGCATCTCCACGACAGCGCGCGCAGCCTTTGCGCCTTCGTGGATGAACACTGTCGCTTCGCCCTTGATGCGGTCCAGCCCCCACAGCGGCAGATCGCCTTCAGGCTCTGCGATTCGCCACTGGTCATCGTCCCAGAACGTGAACGGCACATAGACCTTCTCGCCGTCTGCGCTCTCGCGGCGCAGCTGTGACATGATGTAGTCGCCCTTCTCACTGATGAAGTGAAAGACGTTCTTTGGGTCCGCCTCTTTCAATTCCGGCGGCAGCGTGAGTGCGCTCATAGGCTTCACCACATGGTTTGGCCACTCCCAGTTGCTGATCTCCTGCTTTATCGCGTCCTGCTCAGCCTCGGTCGGCAGATATGCTGCTATATCGGTGAACACCTCGCCATCCTTGCGGAAGCGGACCACCGCCACATCACGCCAGTAGCGACCGACGACTTCCTTCACCACTGCGGTGCGGATGGAACGCGGCTCCGCACCGATACGGTCGAGATACGCCTTGATGGCGCGAACGTCGCTGAGGCTCTTGATCTTCACTTGCGCTCTCCGATGTGCCTGACATTGCTGATCTGAAGGATCCTAAAGCCGGATCCTCCATGCAGCTTTCCCTTGATAGCGTAGAGATGCTTGCCTGGACCTCCCCGATCGATGATCGGCTTAGCAATGGCCTCATACCTCCACCTGTCCACCCTGCCGAAGATTGTGTCTGTGTCGTCGGTCAGATGCAGGTTGAGATAAAGGCTAGGCTCGCCTTCAAACGCATATCCTCGGCGCTGGATGTTGACGACTTCATTCCCGTCACGAGGATTGATCTTTGTGAGGATGCAAAACACGAGGTATTCCTTCGCCTCGTCCTCTGACTTGATCTCGATGATCGGCGTCGGACGCGTCAGGATATTGCGCGCTGTCGGATCAGGCATTGCGCGCATGAACGCATCGCGGATCGGCCACAGGCTATCAATCTCTGTGACTGGGTTGGTCAGCAGATTGATGACGCGCGTCGGGATTGATGTCTCTGTGAGCGTGACCTTGTCCACCACCTTCTTGCGGCCTGACTGTGCGATGCGGAGCAGGTTCTTCCATCCGCCCGCCAGCCTGCGTGCCTCCAGGAACTTCTCCGCATTGACTTCACCGACACCCTTCACTGCAGTTAGCGGACCGGCCAGCACCTTCTTGCCATTGCGGACTGTGACGCCCCATCGTATGCCGCTGGTCTCAGGGTCCACCGCGACATAGTCGGTGCCCTCTGCATTCATCTCGCGCAGCGTCCTGATCTGCCGATCAGGATCGCTTTCATGTGACATGGTCGCAGCAGCGAACTCCTCAGGATAGTGCGCCTTCAGCCAGCAGCACCAGTATGATACGATGCCATACGCCACCGAGTGCGAGCGATTGAATGCCCAGGACCCATAGGCGCAGAGCTCGTCCCAAATCTTGTCCAGCACCCCAGCAGGGATGCCCTGCGCTCTCGCGCCGGACTTCCACCTATCGCCATACTGGTCAAAGAACTCCTTGCCCATGGACTTGCTCATCGCCTTGCGCAGCGCGGTGACGTCCTCCCACGACAAGCCGCCGATATTGCGGCCGATCTCCATCACCTGCTCCTGGTAGATGACTACACCCCTCGTGCCGGAAAGGTATGGCTCGAACAGCGGGTGTGGATAGGTGATAGGCTCCCTCCCGCTGCGCCGATCCACCCACCGCTGGGCTCCGCCACTGTTTAGCGGACCAGGCCGCGCTAAAGCAGTGATGGTGATGATGTCTTCGAGCTCGGTGATCCTGACCTGCTTAGCCAGAGACTGAAGCGCCATACCATTGAACTGAAATATCCCTGACCACTTCTGCTCGTTCAGCACATCGAAGGCCTGCTGATCGTCTAGCGGGATCGTCTCAAGGTGATCGCGCGGCAGGCCAGCCATAGCGAGCGCATCCTCAAACACGCTCAGCTGCGTAAGGCCGAGCGCGTCAATCTTCAGCATGCCGAGATCCTCGGCGTCCTTCTTATCGCACATGGTGGCACCGGTGCGATCGTCCACCGCGACATAACGCTCGACCGGCTCGCTGGTGAGGATGATGCCTGCTGCGTGCTGGCTGTAGTGCCTTGGGTGTCCTTCCAGCCGCTGGCAGATCGCTATCTCAGGGTGCTTCTCGATCAGCTCCCTGCCCGCTGCTGTGTCCTTGAAGGTGTCCTCGATGGCCTGCAACGCGCGCGCATCGCCGCTGCTGCGCTTGATGATTGACTCCAGCACAGCCTCTAGACGCCACTTGGGCACATTTAGCGCTGCGCCTGCCTCGCTGATCGCGCTGCGCGGCTTATAGACGGCCACTGTGCCGAGGCGCGCAACGTGCTCCCTCCCATACTTGTCCCGCATGTAACTGAACACGAGATCGCGCTGCTGGTCGCTGAAGTCGATGTCGATGTCCGGCAGATCGGCACGCGTGATGTCTATGAAACGCTCGAAGATGAGCCCATACCTGATGGGGTCTATCGTCGTGATACGCAGCAAATAGCACACAAGCGATCCGCACGACGACCCGCGCGCAGGACCGCAGATCATGTTCCGCCGCGCGAACTCCATCATGTCTGCGATGATGTAGAAGTAGTCCTCGAACTTCTTGGCTGCGATCAGATCGAGCTCGCGGTCTAGGCGCTCCTGATAGACCGGGTTGCTGAGGTCAACGCCCAGCGCAGATGCGCCTTCCTCGCACATCTGCCGTAGGCTCTTGCACTTCTCTGGCGGATAGATTTCCGCCACAGGCAGCTGCGCATTCAGCAGCGCGAGCGATTGCTCCGCAGCAGCCTCCGCCTCTTCGATCCACCCCGGCAGCGCGAAGCGATTCTTCACAGCAACACGCCATTCCTCTGGCGACAACAGCCACTGCGGATAGGTCTGCCTGATGGCATTGCGCCCGATGGCCACCTCATATGCAGCGCGATCCTCCCTGCGAGGATAGTTGTTGTCTGAGGACGCAATCAGCCGGAAGCCTGCGGCCTTTGCTGCTGCGATGTAGGCGCGCGCCGAGCTAGGCGCAAGCGCAATGAACAAATCGTCCTGCGGCGCGAACTGTGTGAAGTCTGCCAGGTGGTCAATGACGCGCAACACACCCTTCGCCTCTGTCGCCTGCCGGTAGGTGAGCATGGGCTCATAGTATGCCTGCCTGGTGGCTAGGCGCACTAGACGGTTGATGTCCTCTACACGATCCTTGGCGAAGAAGGTCCAGTGCGAGAGCCTCGGCCTGCCTTTTGGCCTCTCGTCCTGCGGGAGATCTGCAGGATAGTCGCTGACTGCCAGCTCGACACCGAACACAGGCCGCAAGCCAGCCTTCTTCGCTTCCTTCGACCAGCGCACCCAGCCAAAGGTAGATGCGCGGTCTGAGATGGGCGCAACCGCCGCGCCGATTTCCTTCAGCCGCGACACCACTTCTGGAAGGTGGCCGAACGAATGGCGGAACGAGTATCCGGTTCTGACGCGCATCAGATGATGTGTCCTGCCTTGCGCAGCGCGACAAAGACGCGCGCCAGAGCCTGCGTGTCCGCCATCGCGCGGTGAGCGTCGTTGAACGTCTCGTTGAACAGCATGTGGTAAAGGTCGCCGAGGCGCATGCGATGGCCCTTCCAGTGCTGTGTTTCCTCGGCAGTGCACATCAGCGCAGGCCAGCGCGGGCGCGGGATCTGGCAGCGCGCGAACTCCATCTCGATGACCTCCTTGTCGAAGGTCAGGTTATGGGCGACGACCAGATCTGCCCTTTCGATCATCCTAGTGATCTGCGCCGCAGCATCTTGGAAAAGCGGCTTGCCGCGCAGATCGCTATCGGTGAGGCGCGTGATCTCGGTGATGATCTCTTGCAGCGGCTGCTGCGGATCAATCAGCGTCTCAAACTCCTCAACATGCTCGCCATCATCACCGATCAGGATGCCAGCGAACTCGATAAGTCGCGGCTGGACTGAGAGTGCTGCTGCTGAGCATCGCGGCAGGCCAGTCGTCTCTGTGTCGAACACGAGCGCGAGCATCACTTAGCCTCGTCAGCGATCTCGTCATCGAGCTCGTCATCGAGCTCGCGCAGCATCATCGCATACACCGCCATGTCGTCCAGGCTGTCGCGGTGCCCGTGCTCCCACTGGTTGGCATAGCGCGACAGCTTGGCTGCTACCTGCACGAAGATGCCGATGCGATTCCAGTCGTCCGGCGTCTCAACACGGACACCAGCAGGAAAAAGCCGCGCCATGAAGTAGCCAAACCGCCGGTAGTTGTCGCCATACAGCGCATTGCGCTGCTCGTAGAGATCTGCGCATTCGCGCAGCATTTCAGGAACGCTCTTGCCCATCACACAACCCTCATATACATCTTGCCGTTGCAGAACACATAGCGGAAGCCAACCGATTCACACCAATGCATGGCCGAGTCCAGGTCAGGGAAGAAGCCTCTGCCGTTGTAGTTGGCCGAGGTGTTGGCGACGATCGGCAGCCCTGCGAGCTCGTCCATAGCCTCCAGCATCTCGGCGATCAGGGAGTGCTGCTTCCTGTTCACTGTCTGAAGCCGCGCGGTGCCGTCCTCGTGAACGATGGCGGGTGCGCGCTGCAGGGTGACTGGCAGCGCATGGTGATCGAACAGCATATACGGATCGGTCGTGCCAGGGCTGAAGAAATCCCTGGCACGCGTCTCCAGGCAGATAGGCGCCACTGGGCGCCAAGGCTCGCGCCGCTTGGCAGTGTTCAGCTTGTCCTTCATCGCGGCGCTGGAAGGGTTGGCGATAATGGAACGGTTGCCGAGTGCGCGCGGCCCGAGCTCGGCCTTACCATTGAGGAACACGATCGGCTCATTCGGTTCGCTGAGCAGCATCAGCGCCAGCGAGCGTGCGTCTGCCGCGCCCATGCAGCGCCAGCTGTGGCGCGCGCTGACGTTCTCAAGCGGTGTGTGGCCGCAATAGACATTCCACTTCAAGGCCCTCACACCGTTCATAGCCGCGTGGCAGGCTGCTGTGCCGAGCGCAGACCCGGAATCGTTCGGGCACGGCGGCACCCAGAAGGCAGGATGCACCTCGCGCAGCAGGCTATTCCACTTGATGTTCAGCGCAGCGCCGCCTGTGAAGATCAGGTTGCTGTCCACCGGCACATTGGCAGCGCGCAGCCCAGCGAGCAGCTCATAGCCTATCACATCGTGCACGAGGCTGAGCAGCTGGAGGTCGCTGTAGCCCTTCTTGTCGCGGAAGCGCAAACACATCGCTTCCATGAAGTCGTGCTCGTTCTCGCCGTTCTGATTGATGCCGGGCCCCACATACTTGACAGGGCCACGGAAGATCTGCGAAGCCTCCATGATCGCGCTGATGTTTGACGATCCAGAACAGAGCCACGACATGATCTTGCCCGGCCAGTCGTGCTGACCGAACTGGTGCTCCGAGCGATTACGCTTCCAGCCTCTCGGCACCAGCGGCCCAGCGTAGTAGCACATGATGCCATACAGCATCGCATAGTAGGGGAACAGCACCGAGATCCGCCTCGGCGTTGGGCAGCCATACTCCATCCAGTAGAGCGTCGGCCCACAGCCTCCATCCCACACCAGCACATAAGCATCCTCCTTGGCGGCAGCGAATGGGCTCATAAGATACGAGCCCACCACATGGCCGTGCAGGTGCATGTAGCTGGTCACAGGCAGCGGCACATCGCGCGCAGGCACATCGAACTCGTGGTAGGTCGCGACAGGGAAGTCCCTGTGCTTGCGCAGCACACCGTTCTTCCAGCCATCGATGACGATCACATCATCCTTCGCTGGCTTGAACGGGAGGATGTCTATTGCCGACTGAATGTCAGTCAGCATAGCGTGGCGCGGGTTGTTTAGCACCTTCTCTGCCTCGTGGCAGAACACGACTGTGTCGCCGTCTATCGCAGCGACAGCCGCGTCGTGGGTGATCTTGACGCCGATGATCATGTCAGTATCCACCTGCCTGGACCTGCCAGCACGGAATACCGTGCTCACGCCACGCCGCCACGACCTTGTCGCGATCTTCCAGCGCCAGCGCGACATGAAGCGACAAGGCACCGAGCCTGCCGTATCGGCCCAGCCAATCCTTGACAATGCGCGGCTTCAAGACCGCATCAGGAGTATGGTCGCCTTCCGGGCGCATGATCACGTCATGGAAGTAGCGCAGCACGCCGAGCTTGACGAGCGTGGTGGCGGTGTGGCTGTAGTATCGCTCTGGCGTGCCTGTGACGAGCAGCAGCCGGTAACGCTCACGCATCGCACAGCAGAATGCGGCGACCATCTCGTTCAGCTTGTCGTGCTGCTGCGCACGATGGAACTCATCCCAGTTGCGCGCGCGAGCGAGGTGCTCGCGATGCCGGCTGTTGAGCAGCGTCCCGTCCTTGTCCACGACGATGAAGCGGTTGTCGAGCGACATCACCCCCACACTCCCTTCAGGGCTTCGAGTTCCTTCAGCGCGGCGTTGACCTTCGGCTTTTCGATCGGAGATGCGGTGCCGAGGGCATCCTTCAACATGCTGTCCAGTGCAGGTGTCCTCAGCCGGTCTGGGTTGAGGAACTGCTCAGCCCACGGCCAGATGCGAAGCACAGCGCGCTCCATCTCCGCCGCCACCTCGCCATACTCGTCCTGCGCGCGCAAGCCCTTCCGCTTGGCGAGCAGATCAGCGAGGGTGCGCAGGTTGACCTTCATGATGATGTTGGTCAGCACATTGGTCGGCAGCAAGCCGCGCGCATCCTGCGCAGGAACGCCCATGTCGCGCAGCGTCTTGTAGCCGCGATTGATCTCGCTGATCGTCCGCTCCCAGGCATTCTTCCTGGCAGGGTCGTCAATAGCGCGCGGGATGCGCACCCTGAAGTCGCTCATGTCAGTCGAGCGCTGCGACTGCTGCGCATACGACGCTGTGCGCGTGCGCACCAGCTGATGAGTGAATGCACGCGTCACATCCTGGATACTGAAGGTGACGTCCACGAACTCCCAGCTGCTGCGGATGGTCTTGCTGATGTATTCCAGCTCGACGAGCAGCTGCTGCTCACTCATCTTGCGGAACTCCGCGAAGCCCTGCCCAGTCTGCTGAAGCCGCGTGTTCTTCGTGAAAGCAAGAAGCCTCGCCGCATACAGCGGATCAGGGCTTTCTGCTCCTGTGTAGTCGATGATCTCGACGCGCATCGTCACTTCCTCCAGTCATACGAGGTTGAACTGTGCATTCGAGAGATGACGCGGATGTCGTTGACCACATCATCAAGCAGCAGGCCTGGGCGCCATGTGGCGAACCTGCCGAGAGAGTAGATGCCGTGGGTCTCAGTAGCCCAGATGATGAACCGCTTGCGAGCAGTCTCATCGATGGGCGCGATCTTCGCGTAGCGTTGACGGCGCACCTCGATGTTGGACACCTTGGTGCTGACCTCACGCAATCCGAGGCACCACAGCGCCTCATTCAAGATCTGCTCACAGTCCCTGATCGCGCGCTGCTCCTCACAGGCGAGTTCCTCATCGCTGACTCCAGGGAACGACGCCTCAGCGATCAAGCGAGAGCCTGTGATGCTGACGCGATATGCCCAGACACCAGGATCAGGCACATACACCGTCGCATAGACATCAGAGTGCGCGAGGTCCGCAGTGACGTTGATGCCATTCACAGAACGGAAGCGCAACGCGAACGGCACATCGCCATTGCTGTCCTGATAGCCAAGCATCGCCGCCAGCACAGGCATCGGGATGGTGCTGATCACCGGCGGAGAGATCGTGATGCCGCGCGCAAACAACTTGCCGTTCTGCAGAGAGACTGGCGCGTCGTAGATGATCGGCGCGCCACTCCGCGCCGCCATCATCTGCACAAGGTCTGCCGGTGCGATGTAGCGCTCGACAACAGACGCATCAGCAGTAACGATGCTGCGCGCGTCGAGCGCGCCGAGAACCTTCATGCTGTATGCCAGAGCATCTGCAGCCGGGTTCCGCCACGGATGCGATGCGCGGATCACGCGCACCTTCTTGAAGGAAATGCCCAGCGCATCCGCGACTGTGTTGCTGCGGAAGCGGAGCAGCGCGCTATGGTTGTTCGGGAGGCGCGGCGCTGCCTCCACCACAGCATCGCAGCTGTTGCGCAGTATGCCAGAAGCCAGAAGCCCTGCCATCCCTGCACCGATCACAGTGAATGGCGTCACAGCGGGAGCTCCCTCTGCTTGTCCAGCGACAGATCAGCAGAGATCCGCTCCACCTTCGCGTTGAGGTATTGATGCGCACGCGCCATCGTCTCACTCCGGTCGTCCTGAAGGTGGATGAAGTGCAGCGCCTCCAGCGCATCCGCGAGGCGGATCAGCTTCTGCTCTCGATCGCTGAGCGTCATCATCGCGTCGAGGGCAGCACGAGGGAGGTTTCTGTTCTCCCATTCTGCGCCCTCAGTCTCTTCCCATCGGCGATAGCGCTGGTCCTTAGAGTAGGATGGAGCGTCACCGGTCGCAATCTCGTGCGAGTCATGAAAGAGCGCAACAAGCAGCGCCTCGCGCGAGATGTTCGGCTCCAGCCCGAGAAGGATCGCAGCGACGCCCCACGAGTGATCTGCCACTGTCTGGTGGTAGCGGTGGTGGGTATGCCACCGCCGCACCTTGCCACTCATGTAGAGCTCGCTGGTTATCGGTTGACGCGCGCTCATTCCTCGCCTCCGATGCGCGTGCCCTTGCGCGCCTTCTTGATGCTGACCACCTGGCCGACGAACAGGCCAAGCGTCTCAGGGTCGCACGCGCGGCCTTCGCGCAGCAGCTGCCGAACGAACGCGCACAGCGTCTGCGGATGGACCTGCTCGCTCATGCTGGTGTCTGCTGGAGAGACATTGAGCACAGGAGCGCCGTTCTCGTCCAGCACGAACACGCGCCCGGCCTTGATGGCGTCTGCCACCACAGCTGCCTCGTTAGACGCTGAGCGCGGATAGCGCAGCGTGATTGTCCGCGACAGCAAATCCGAACCACCGATCTCATTGAGGTGCGCGATTGCCAGCGCACGCTTGCCGCTGTCTTCCTTGGGCAACGAGCCTGCGACGAAGTCGTCCAGGACAAGGCGGAGCCCATCGTCTGTTGTGAACTCAGACAGCGACAGCGCCATCATCGCATCCGGCAGCGTCTTGCGCCGCATCTGCTCATAGGCACGCTTGGCTGCGGATGCGGCTTCCTCCAGCTGCTCTGCCATTAGGCGAGCGTTCTCGAGGTTCATGGCCAGCTGGCGAAGATGTGCGATATCTGCGGAAGGCGCTTGCGCGCCTTCCCTGAGATCGTCGGAGAGGTCCATCACATCACCTCATCATCGCTGACGATGGCGCTCTCGTGATGCGAAGCCTCTGCCGCCATATCCGCCTTCGCCTCACCGGCGATGATGGATGAACGGAACGCGCGCGCCTCAGCGAGCAGATGCTTGTAGTTGGCGAGATCGGTGATCGCGACACCGCGCTCGATCCGCCAGCCAGACCACGACCCTTCCGCATTGCTCTCGGAGATGACCGAGAGATTGTAGGTGCGGAAGTAGAGCGGCGGCACGAACGTTTCACCGTGCTTGTCGGTGAGACGCTCGGACGTCGCGAGCGTCAGCCACTTGCGCGCCTTCTTCAGCTGTGTGCTTGCCAGGCCGATGAACGAGCGTCGCATGCCGGCACTCAGGTTGAGCACATAGAACTGCGCTGTCTCCTGGATGCTGTTGCCGTTCGGCAGCACATTGCGGCGCTTGCCCTGATCGGAGGTGCCGGCGAGGATCGCATCGCTCTGGTGGATGGCGATCAAGCCCTTGCCACTGTTCTTGGGAGCCCACTCCAGCCACACACGCTGGAAATAGGCTGGCACCACGACCAGCGGCTCAGGGAACGTCTCGCCAGTGCTCACATCGCAGATGTCGCCTGCGCGAGCATCCGGGATGTAGAGCGCGCTGTTGCGATCCAGCTGCGGCGACAAGGCCTGAAGGATCGTCAGGCGCGGGATCGTGACATCGCGCGCAGTGACGTTCTCCAGCCCAGCACCGGCATCGGCAGCGAAGTCATCCGCCGCCGACACCGCCATTCCGCTCGAGTTGTTGGGGACGAGATCGAGAGGCGCAGGAGCCTCGTTCTTCTTCGGCATGTGCCGATCACTCCAGGACACTTGTCACCACGCCCATCGCGGTGCGCTTTTGGTCCGCAACCTTAGTCGCGTATCCTGTGCCGAAAGAAAAGTGATTTTGCTGACGCCGACGGCTGCATGCACAACGCTACGCTGCGCTGCGATCTAAAGTCCCTTGTGGGATGAACGCTCGCTGTTGTGAACGGTCGCTCCAGCCGAGAGCAGCCGGGGGCAGCCGGGGGCAGCCGAGGGCAGCCGGGGGCAGCCGAGGGCAGAGATTTGGGCCGAAACGGTCCAAAAAATCGCCAGGGATGGGCAGAAAGTGGGTTTCTACGGCTCGGCTGTCGCCGGCATATAAAGGTAGCGCGACCCTCGCTAGACCGGCCTAGAAACCCATTAGAATGGGTCGTCGAAAAACTGTAGGTTTCCCCTGGCATTGCGCGACACGCCGTTACGCTAGCGGTTTCAAAAAAGTGGCGCCAGATGGCAAAAAGTTGTTTACAACGGTGCAGGAATCAGTAAAAGTGACTTTGCCGCTGGCGAGCAGGGCCCCGACTAAAGCCCCCTCCCACCGGCCTGACTGGTAGGCCCGGACCCCAACAGGCGCTCGACGCGAGGGGTGGACAACCAGGAAGGGACGCTACGGCGACCCCCTTCTTCCGGCTCTGGTTTCCAGCAGGCTGTCCACCGGAAGGTGGCGGCAATCGGCTCCGGTGTCCAGCCGCTGCGGCGGCTGGCATCCCGAACCGATCGTGGTTCGTAATGGAGGAAGTCATGCTGAAGGAAGTCCGCGAAATCGTCACCAAGGCTCTCGACGAGGCGATCGCTGCAAAGGCGAGCTTCGTGAAGCTGATCTCCGATGGCAATTTCAGCCCGGAGGCGCTCGACCTTTACCTCAGAAAGAGAGCCGCGAAAGAAGCGGCCTTGTATTTGGACATCCGCGTCTCGAAAGCCAACAACGAGAGCGAGGCAATCGAAGCTGCCGAGGAAGTCAAGCGGCAGCTGACCGAAGACGCTCTCTACATCTGGGCCGAACGCGAAGAAAATCCGACGATCGCCTACTGGGCCAATCCCAGGATGGATGGCAAATCGGATATCGTCAGGGAGATTGACAAGCTCCTGAGGCAAGCTGCGGAGTAGGTCGGCTCCGGTGTCCAGCTGCTGCGGCGGCTGGCATCCCGAACCGATCATGGTTCATAATGGAGGAGAGGACAAATGGCGGAGTTCACGATCAATCCTGTGCGCACCTACGCAACGAAGCAAGCCGCCAGGAAGGCTGTTGCTCGGCTCGGGCTGAGCGATGTGCCGCACACGATCATCACTGCGGAAGTGGCAGCAGAGGATGGGGACATCCTCATTCGCTACTATCCGCTGTTCGTTGGGGAGCGTGCCCTGAGTGCAGGTGCACACTTCCACTTCAACGTGATCGGCTGATCGGCTCCGGTGTCCAGCTGCTGCGGCGGCTGGCATCCCGAACCGATCTCGGTTCCACCTGGCAATCACGCCAGGTGCTGCGGAGGACAGACTGATGTCACATGAGGTCGAGACGATGGCCTACGCCAACGAGGTTCCGTGGCATGGCCTGGGCACGAAGGTGTCGCCCGACGCGACGGTGGACGAGATGCTGGCGGCTGCCGGCCTGGACTGGCAGGTGATCAAGCAGCCACTCTACCTGCGCAGCGCGGACGGCACCTATCGCGCCACCAAGCGTTTCGCGCTGGTGCGCGACCGCGATGAGGAGGTGCTCACCTACACGGCCGATGGGTGGACGCCATTCCAGAACCGCGATGCGCTCAACTTCTTCCGGCGCTTCGCGGAGGCGGGCAGCATCCGCCTGGAGACGGCGGGCAGCCTGCGCAGGGGGCGGGTGATCTGGGCTCTGGCCCGGATCAACCATTCCTTCGATGCGACGCCTGGCGACCGCGTGAACGGCTACATCCTGCTGGTGTCGCCGCACGAGGTCGGCAGCGCGATCAGCGTGCGCACCACCAGCGTGCGTGTGGTCTGCGCGAACACGATGGCGCTGGCGACGCGCACCGATGAGGGTGTCCACTATCGCCAGAACCACATGAGCGAGTTCGACGAGGCGGCTGCGCGCGCGGCTGTCGAGCGCGCCCATGAGCACATGAGCGAGGCTGCGCGTCACGCCAAGACGCTCGCCAACCTCAAGCTGGGGATGCACGACACGGTGCGCTTCCTCGGCCAGTTCTTCGGGCACCCGCAGATGAGCGACGAGGAAATCGCCGATGAGGCGCGCTGGTCGCAGTCGCTGTGCGGTGTCATGGAGAGCGTGATCAGCGCGCCTGGTGCCGATCCGGGCACTGGCTGGGGTGTGTTGGCGGGCGTCACCCACTGGTGCGACCATGTGGCGGGTCGCAGCGCGGATGCGCGGCTGACGCGCAGCTGGCTCGGCGACTACGCGCGGCTGAAGGAAGACGTCAGCGATGGCCTGATGATGCTGGCCCGCTGATCGCTACTACTGCGAGCGTCGCACCATGCGGCGCTCGCACCCACCAACCAACCACAGGAACAGGAAACAAGACGATGTCCGACGTGAACGAGATGACTGGCCAGGAGCTGGTCGGTGCCTACAACACGATCGCTGCGCGCAACGGCTGGAAGCAGGTGGCGAGGTTCTCCTCGCGCCAGGAAGGCCTGCGGCGCATCCAGATCCTCATGGACATGGAGAAGCAGAAGGTGGAAGACAGGAAGAACGCCAATGCTGAAGATGCGGTGACGAAGAGCGCGCTGCGCATCGCCGCCGCCGCCAAGGCGGAGGAAGAGGCGAAGGCCGAAGCGAAGGCCGAAGCCAAGGCCGAAGCCAAGGCGGCTCGCGCAGCCAAGAAGGCCGAACGCAACACGCCGGAGGCCAAGGCGGCTCGCGACGCCGAGCGCGCGGCCAAGCGGGAGGCCAAGGCGGCTGCGCGTGCGGCGCTGAAGGCTGAGCGCGACGCCGAGCGTGAGGCCAAGCGTGAGGCCAAGCGTGAGGCCAAGAAGGCCGAGCGTCCTGCTCAGAAGGTCTCGCTGCTCAGCCGCGCGGCTGCCGCGTTCGGCGGTGTCGAGTCCGACCTCAGCGACAAGATCGGGAGCCTGCCGGTGGCCAACACGGTGGCCAATCGCGCGAAGCGTCAGATGCGCGAAGGCGCAGCGCCGCGCGGTGGTTATCACGGGAGGTATGCGGCCAAGAAGATGTTCCCGATTGACCACAAGAACCCCTTCCGCAAGGGCAGTGCCTCCTGGCACGGGTTCGAGGTGGTGATCGCTGAGCCTGGCATCACGCTGCGCGAATACATGGAGCGCGGCCTGCGGCGCCAGAGCATCCTCTACGCGATCAAGCAGCAGTGGGTGCGGCTGGAGGATTGATCGGCTCCGGTGTCGGGCTGCCCTTGCGAGAGGGCAGCCCGCATCCCGAACCGATCCTGGTTCGTCATGGAGGAAGAGATGACCAACAGCATCGTTACCATCCGCCGCGCGCATGGCGGCGACGTGATCTTCAGCGGGGAATATCGCTCGTTCCGCGAGGCAGTGACTGCTGCGGTGATGAGCTGCGCAGATATGCGCGGCGCTGACCTGTGCTCGGAAGACATGCGCGGCATCGATCTGCGCGATGTGAACCTGAGCGGCGCTGACCTGCACAACGCAGATTTGCGCAGTGCGGATCTGCGCGGTGCGGATCTGACGAATGCCGACCTCAGCGGTGCTCATCTGGACGGTGCGGATCTGACGAATGCCGACCTCAGCGGTGCTCATCTGGACGGTGCGGATCTGCGCGGTGCGATCCTCGCTGATGCGGACTTCAGCGAGGCGGACATGGCCAGCGTGAGCATGGCAGGCGCCAACCTGCGCGGCGCTTCGCTGCGCTGCGTGAACGCGAACTACGCGATCTTCGACAGCGCAGACATGTGCAGCGTGAATGCGGATGGCGCCCATCTGCGCGGTGCCAGTATGCGCAAGGCTAACATGCGCGACGCCTCGCTGAATGGTGCCGATCTGTTCAACGCAGACATGGCTGGCAGCGATCTATCCGATGCGGACATGCAAGGCTCGGTGCTGAGCGGCGCGATCCTGACCAGGGCTGTTCTGCGTGGCGCCAACCTGAACTGTGCAGACATGGCTGGCGCCTCTCTGAGCGACGCCGATCTGAGCGCCGCATCGCTGCTGGAAGCGGAACTGTCGAGCGCTGATCTGCGCGGCACGATCTTGCCGGATGCGCCGTCTGTCCCGAACCTCGACGCAGCGATCCTGGATGCGATCGGGCCAGACAGGAAAGGGCTGGACATGTCGAGCTGGCACGGCAAGTGCGGAACAACGCACTGCCGTGCTGGGTGGACAGTGACGCTGGCTGGCAAGAACGGCAGCCGCCTGGAGGACGAGGTCGGAACCAGCGCGGCTGCGGCGCTCATCTACGCCGCCAGCACGCCGGGCGGCTGCATCGTCCCTGACTGGTATGCGAGCGAGGAAGACTCGGTCTCAGACATGCGCAGCCGTGCACATCTCGTCTGACAGCTGATGGCTGAAGGCGCGGTCGGCCTGGGGTTTCCAGGCCAGCCGCGCCTTTTTGCGTTCTAGGCCGCGCCAGATCAAACCTAGGGAAAACCTAGGAAGTCGCCGTAGGGCCGAAATAATGGGATTCTAGGCCGGTCCCTGGTCTGACCCTAGCAACCCTACAGCCCCTATCCGGAGACCCAGCTGCCTGCCCACCGCTGCCCAGCCGCCTTGCCGCCCTGCCGCCCCCCCCCCCGCGCCGCCGCCGCCCAGCCGCCCAGCCGCCCAGCCGCCCAGGATCCAGATCCATTTTTTCCCCTATTTTCACCTTACGCGCGAGAAGCAATAAAAACGAAAGAGTAATAAATGTATTTTCGAAAAAGGGGGGAAATTGGGGAGAAAATCGGATCTGGATCCTGCGCCTCGCCCCCCTTCTGCTGTGCGGTTGTGCGGCCATTGAACGCCAGCAAACTCACTTTTCTCCGCCTCATTTTTCCGCGAAAAGAGGCGCATGCAAGAGACGGCAATCCTATCAAACGGCTGGGTGAAGGCAGGGATTCGCTTTGGCGATCAGCGCTGCATGAACCTGTTGTCCTCAATCGAAGGCAGACGCTACTTCGACAAGATCAACCGCTTGTGTTTTGAGGCCACCCCTTCCAATTTGAAGCGGTTCATCGAGCTGTTCCCTCAGTTCGCCAGCCTCGCAGACAGCACACTCGCCTTCCAGAATGATGCTGTGGATGCGCTGGCCGCTGTCAAGCCAGGCATATACAAATCCGCCACAGAGCCTTTCGCCCATCAGCGCGAGGCTCTTCAGCGCATGCGTGACAAGCTGCACTTCGCGCTGTTCATGGAGCCAGGAACAGGTAAGACGAAGATCGCGCTAGATCGCGCAGGCGAACTGTTCTGCGCAGGCGCAATCAGCGGCTTTCTCGTCGTCGCGCTGAAAGGTCTGCATGACCAGTGGTGCGAGCCGGATTCAATCCGTCACCTGGGAATCAATTGCCATATCGCGCGCTGGAAGGGAAGAGTTGTAGGCGATACGCTTGAGCCGCGTTCAGACAGCCTGGCCATCTTCTCCACATACATCGATGCGCTCAACTTCCCGAATGGCATGAAGGCTGCGAGCGATTTCATTCGCGCGCACAATGGGAAGGTCTTGATGGCCGTGGACGAGTCCACCACCATCAAGAACCCTTCTGCTTCTCGCAGCAAGGCAGCGCGACTGCTCGGCAGCAAGGTGCGATACCGCATTGTCATGAGTGGCACTCCGAAGCCCAAGAGCCCTGTGGATTTGTTCGGCCAGTATATGTTCTTGGATGAGTCCATCCTCGGAACGCGATATCGCACTGTGTTCGAGCGCCGCTATTGCGCGATGGGCGGCTTCAAGGGCCAGTCTGTTGTCGGATTCACCGCACAGGGCTTGCGTGATTTCCAGGAGCGTGTCGCGCCATACACTGTGGTCAAGTTCAAGCGGGACTGCCTTGATTTGCCTGAGAAGCAGTATCTTGAGCATGTGTTCGAGATGACGCCAGAGCAGCGCAGGGCATTCCGCTCGATGAAGGAAACGCTGCGCGCCGATTTCGCCAATGGGGTGTATGCCACCGCAGCCACCGCCGCGACAGCACTTATTCGCCTTCAGCAGATCACCAACGGATACATCACCAACACCGATGGCACGATCACACAGCTGCCGGGTGGCAGGATTGATGCGCTGATGGATCTGATCTCGTCGCTCGAAAGCGAAGACAAGATCGTGATATGGTGCCGATTCCGCGAGGACATCCAGGCAGTAATGAGTAGGCTTCATGGCGCGGTCGAGTATCACGGCGGCGTGTCTTCAAAGGACAGGGTGGCTGCGCGTGATCGCTTCCTTGATCCTGCGAGCGGAGTTCGCTTCTTCGTCGGCAACCCATCTGTCGGCGGCTTTGGGCTGAATCTGCAGGGCAGATGCCGCGTTGCGATCTACTACAGCAACAGCTTCGATGCAGAGGATCGCTGGCAATCGGAGGACCGCATACACCGCATCGGCATGGGCGACGCAGCCCTGTATTATGACATGATCGCCAAGGGCGGCATCGATCGCAAGATCATCTCCAACCTGCGTAACAAGCGCAGCATCTCAGACCTTACTCTCGCATCAATCAGGGGGATCATCGATGATGAATAGCCTAACAGCAGAACAGCGCATTCGTGCGCTACAGATGGCAGTCGCAGAAGCTGCCAGATCATGTGGGAGCAGGGAGCACATCCCAGTCCGCGCGCTCGAGGACTCGTTCCGCCGCATCACAGGAACCCAATACTCCGCGCGGCGCGCTTTCGTTCATGCGTTGCGTGTGCTGCTGCCAAGGATCGGCCATGGCTTCATACGCACCGCTGGCGGTGGTCGAGGTCATGAGGGCGAATACTGCTGGACGCCGCCGCGCAACTATCACCCGCCAAAGTGGTGGAAGTGATGGACCCAGAAGAGATCGCAAAGACAGTGCTCCGTGAATCTATGAAGCCGATGTCGGTGGACGAGGTCGCTACCGCCATCCGCGCTCTCGATGTCATATGCGATGCTGCCCCGAGCGACCCTAGCTGGGTCTTGGCGATCCGCTGCACCCAAGCAATGCTCCGCGAGATGAAGGCTCGTTGCCTTCAGGCTGAGATCGCTGGTATGGAGGTAGCGCGAGACATCGTTCTGAAAAGCCTGATGTGCGACTGCCCGGCTGCGCGAGAAGTGACTGAGGTCCCACCGAATTCTGCAATGCGCTGGAATCTCTGTGGCCAGGCCTATTGCGCAGCGATCGAAGCGCAAGATGTTCAGGCAGCGATCAATGCAGCGATCAAGAGGAAGAAGGACACAGCGTCATGAATTCCTACAAGAGGGCTCCCTTCATCTACGAGCTCCTGATCAGCATCCTGCTGGCGTTCTTCTTCGTGAGCGCCATCTCATTCATCGCCTAAAACGCATGCATCCTCAGCACAGAGCCGCAGATCAGACGGCTCGCCGACACACTGCTGCGTTGAACGCTCTGTCCTGCGCTGTGTCCTCGATGATGCGGCGCAGCGCAGATCCAGGCGGCAGTCGGTCCAGCTCGTCTGCTGCTTGCCGCTGCAGCTCAGCAGGCCACTGCGTGACGCGTGGGCACGGCAGGTTAGAAGTTGCCGTCTCGCAGGCGCTGAGAAGCGCCAGTGCGCTGAGCATCGCGAACCGCTTCATCTGCTCGTTCCCTTGCCTGTTGCTGTGATTGGGCTGCGTCCAGCGCAGCATCGCGCCGTCCTTGCACGACACCCCTGCGGTGCACAAACCACCCTCCGATCAGCGCGCCTATCGCTGCGATGATCGGCCATGCGCTGCCCAGGATCATTTCAAGCATGCTGCGCTCCTCCGCCGCGTCATGAACGCTTCATCCTAATCCATGTGCTGGCCAGCCACGCTGCCGCCACCAGAAAAACCAGACCAGCCACGATCAGCCCAAGGCCGATCCACCGGTCAAGCCCACTGAACGCATTGATCAGGGGCGGCAATGCCGCCGCAGCGGGCGCGACGACAGTCGCCACACTGGTCGCCGTCTGCACAGTGCCGGTATGCTGCGCCTCAGCCATAGTCAATGCTGGCCGATGTGCGCGAGCAATGGCGGCTTGCTCGATCGCGCGCACGCGATTTGACCACCCGACGCCATATGTATTCCAGTGCGGCCTCGTCCGGAGATAAGCCAGGCGGCGTCGGCACACTGCGCGGATCACCTCCTCAGCATCTGCTTCTCGCGCGGCCGCAAGCGTCTGCCGCCCGATGGCGCCGTCCACCTGCACGCCGAGCACATTCTGAAGATCACGCGCGGCGCGCGGCACGCCGCCCAGCACTGCCCAGTCGAACGTGGCCAGGTCAATCCCAGGCGGAAGCTCGTCGCCACGGACCGGGTTCCAGTAGCGCGCAAGATAGATCTCACGCGCCTCCGCCTCGGTCATGTCGCGCACAGCCTCGGCAGTCAGGCTGTCGTCGCCGCGCCAGTCGCGCAGTGTGCGCAGCGTGATGCCGCGATTCGTCGCGCCGCCTGGGTCGCGCAGATCATTGACGAAGCCGCCCTCGTGCCTGAGCACGATCGCTACACACTCATCGAACCGCCTGTTTTCGCTCATGTTCATCACCACCCCTTTGGTGCCATCATTGCGTGTTCGGGCGCGGCTGCTGTTGACTGATCGCTGTGCGTAGGAGCCGCATCTCCTCCTGCATGCCAGCTATCTGCGTTCGCAGCACAGCCAGCGCTTCACGTGTAGCGATAGCCTGCTCCCTCACAGAGTCCTCGCGTGCCTCGATGATCGCGATGCGGCGCTCGACAGCTGGCATGGTGTGTGCGACGTAGGAGAGCAGAGACGCAACCCACACCAGCAGCGCCAGCGTCAAGCCGCCAGTAACAGATGTGATGACCGCGCGCAACGGGCTGTTAGCGACCGCTGCAATTCCTTCGCTGACCTTGGTCATCTTCTGCTCCTCGCTTATGTCGCCACGACCATCACGGACCGCCGCGCGCCACCCCCACCCCCACCAGCCTCCCCAACAGCGCGCACAACCTGCACAGCAAGTTGCGCAACGCGTGCTGTGCCGCTGTTGGCAGGAAGATGACCGTGGACGATTTGAGCACTATGCTGATAGACGCGCGCGAAGTCGCCCACCCAATCAGCGCGGTCGCGCACGACCTGCACAGCCAGCTGAGATGCACGAGCAATGCCAGCGTCAGCCGGCATTTGGTTGTGGATGACTTGAACGCCCTGCTGGAAGACGCGCGCCTGCGTCATGACACAACCTCGACACCCGCCTTCAAGGCGTTCACGCCTGCTGCAGTCCAGGCTGCGTTCGTGTCAGGGTCCGTGTGCCAGGTGTCGCGCACATATTGCCCGCTCGGCGTGGCAACAGGAGTGAACGTCGCCCCGTTGGCCGTGGTGGTGCCGGAGCGGATGAATCCGCGCATGGTGCGCGCGCCGTTGTCCGATCGTCCTGCGCGTGTGACGAGCTGCACCGCGTCAATCGCGGTCGGGGTGCCGCTGAGGTCTTGCAGGTCGTAGCGGTCAACCTGGTTTGCGGTGTTGCTTTGCACCCAGGTCAGCAGGTCTGGCGTCGCGTCGTTGATCAAATCGTAGTTGAGCGACCCCTGCGATGGTGTCCACTGCACGGAGTCG